GCTTTTAAAGTTTCTGAAATTTTTTGTCGGGTTTCTTCGGAAACAGAATGACCAATAAGTGTTTTTGCTATTTTATCTCTATGCTCATTTGAAAGTATTTTATTTTTATTAAACTCGGATAATTTTTGTCTAACTTCTTTAGAGTGAGTATTACCAAACATAGGATTCTTTTCACCCATTTTACTTTCTGCAATATGTAATTTATGTTCTTCTGAAAATTTAACTCCTTTTCTCCTTTCTGACATTTTTTTTCTACTTTCTTCTGACATAATTGTTCCTTTCTTAGCCTTTGACATTTTTTTTCTAGATGATTTTGACATTACCTTCTGTTTATTGCCACCAGTTTCACAGTTATATCCATTCGGGGCCAATGTCTTTAACTCTTTTATTAAAAAAGTCTCCACCCAATCTAACTCTTCAATAGCACAATCAAAATGAATCCATTTAAAATTTTCTAAACCGTATTTTTTCAATGCGGCCCCAAAATAATAAGAAAATTTTTTGTGGTTGTTTTTTCGTTCCTGTAAATTTCTAGTAGTTTGCCCCACATATTGCTTTTGATTCACTAGATTAGTTGATATATAAATTGTTCCCATTTTAAAGATTCTTCAACCTTGCAAATAATTCCCACTTAGGACAAGACATATTACTTTTTTTCTTTTGATTCCACCACCCGCTCTTGCGATGCCCACAGACCCCGATTTCCTCCGCTCCTGCTCCTTCGACAATTACATACATCGGCGCCCAAATGGAATCCAACTTTCTGCAACCGTACCAATAGTCGCATGTTCCACATGCACGAGTCTGTCTGCTGAATTTATAAAGTGCCAAATTACACCTCTACTACTATTTATGATAAAGATGTACCTTTATCCCAATTTTCTTTTGCCCACATTGGCTGAAGGTTGGTGTAGTGGCAGGCCTTTAAAAATTCATCACGATTTGTCAAGTCAAAAGACGATAGGGGTCTAATGTGGTCTATATGCCATCCGTTGATTCCCCAATTATTCCAATTCATTCCATCTTGAAATTTTGACTCCAAGTAAACCTTCAGGTCAGAAATTGAACAACCTAAATCTTCGACTGCGGAGCCTGATTTTTGGTTTTGATGTAAGGAAATTCGCAATCTATTGCGTAAATAATGAGCCATTTTAAAATTAATATCTGTTTTTAATTTTATATTTGTATAATTTCTTCTCCATGTTTTAATTTCAATCTTGTGTTCCTTTTGCCATTTTTTAATTTGTTGTTTTTGTTTTAGAGTTAATATAAATTTATGATTTTTACGATATTCTTTATAATATTCAATTAATTTTTTTTTATGAATTTTTCGATATTTTCTTTGATATTTTCTCTGATATTCTTTATATGCTATTTTTCTTTCTTCTTCCGTAAAATATTTTTGTTTTCCCATTTAACCTCCATACAAGTTTTGTTTATTGTAGGTAATCTAAAAAGGTATGGCTTTTCAGAAAGGGTTGCATCCCCTGTCCCTACACTATTATTTATTGTTTTTTTTAATATCAATAAATAAGGGTGGAGAACAATATGACAAAATTCAGAGTGATAAAAATCAAACAGAACCTCGAAGAACTTAAACAAATATCACAAAAAACTCAAGATAGTGTTAGAAATATTCAAAATGCTTTACAAAGTCTTGCTAGTTTAGGCTCTGCATTTGGAATAAATACCAATTTTTTGACAACTGTTTCGGGAATGGCAGGAAATATTGTGAGTTTTTGGAATGCTATTTCAAAAAGTCCAAAAAGCAAAGGTTTAAATAAAAACGATTTATTACTCGCTGAAATACTAAAGAAAGATAAAAATTTTGAAAAATCAGCAGGCATATATATTAGAACACTTTTTACTTCCACGCCTCCTACTTCAATGCCTGAAGAGGGAGAAGAAACATCAACAGGAAGAACTCCAGAAGAAGAGGCAAAATTAATGGCAGATTTGATAGCAGATTTTAAAAAACAAAAAGTTGCAGATGCGATGGCACAAAGTGAAGCAAAACGAATATTAGCCGCTAACCCAAATGCCAAAACTATTAATGACATTCATGAGGTTATATAAAATGAAAAAAATATTAAAAGAATTTTTTAGTTTCAAAACAACAAAAGGAGAATTAATAAAACCAAATGAGTTTATAAGCGCATTGTCAACCATAGGTAAAGATATAAACGGTGAAAATATAGACCCCAATACAATAGATGATTCTTTAGTAAAATCCACAAATCTTTCTAAAGAACAAATAGCACAATCATTGAACAATCTAGTTGTCGCTTATATGAAAGAAAAAGGGTATGATTACTTTTCTAAACAACTTCAATCTAACAATTTTGATACTTTTTTAAATAACATGATTTTAGATATACAAAAATTTATCGGCACATTACCCGAATCTACAGGAGATAAAGAATTTGATTCTTACGGAAGAAAAATGGGGTGGGACGATAAAACAATTGATAAAATGTCGGAATGGTTTAGTAAATTATACAATAAACAAAACTTAAACGACGACGAGGCTAGGGAATTTATACGATTATTAACTAGAAGAAAAACACAAGTAGATTTAACTCCACAACAACAACAACAATTTCTCGAAGTTCTTGGCCAATTACACAGAATGCCTTCGGGACAAATGAATCTCAGTCAATTTGAGGCCCAATTAAATAATATTTTAAATGCAACTAAAAAAAATTAGAGAATCCATCGTTGACCCCGCCCAACCTCAGGAAAATCCCTATGTTTGGAAGGACAAAAAAATCAACCCCCTCATACGCATCAAGATTGTGGACATACTAAGGGAGTTGAAAGTGGTTTACAGGGAATTGACCATTGTAGGTTCCATCACGGGGAAGTTCTGGAGCCACGAATCCGACATTGACTGTACCGTGTTTTGTGATGTGGACGAGAAGACTTTGGATTCCTACCGTAAACTGACACGGGTGGTAAATGAGCGCCATTTCTTCGGCCCCTTTCCAATAAATTTTTATTTCCGCACCGATAATGTCGGAGACATGATGACCTTGGCAGACGGCATCTACGACTTGCTTCAGGATAAATGGGTGAAGGAACCCATCGATGTTGACCAAGTTGAGGAAGTCCTGAAAAATCCTACGGCGTTGGCACAAAGAATTGCAAAGAGGTTGGACGCACAGTTGGACGATGTTGCCAAAATGGTACAGGACTTGACAGGAGACTATCAGGGCGGCGGGGAAAAAATCGAGAACAGGCTGAACCAACTGCAATTGGAGTTGGACGATTACAACAACACCTTGGATGCCATTCACAAGAAGAGGGTGGACGAGTTCAGCAAGAGTCTTGAGGGTGAGAGCCTTGAGACGGTTCGCAAGTACAAGAGCCGCAACTTCCTGCCGTGGAACATCGTGTATAAACTTTTGGTGAAGTGGCTGTATTACAAGTGGTCGGCAATTTTTCGTGATAAACTGAAGGATGACGAATTGAAGAAGAATGAGGTAAAGGAACTCTTTCATCAGTTCGTGAGGTATTGGGTATAAACATAACACTCTATGGTATAATATAAGTGATGAGTGATTAATGATATTCAATGTAATTGAGCCAAAATACACTAAGGAGATGGAAGATTGGTTTGTCAAGCGAACCACCAATCACATCAAGAATGTGCAACGCTACTGCAATAAAATTGAAAGTTACGACCCTAAGCGTTTCAAAGGGTTAGTATTTCAGGCGAAATGGCATGACTCTCTTAAATTCAGGGAACCCGAACGAACCCCTTACATCTTCACGACTTGGACATATAAGTGCAAAGCCGAAGGAGTTCCCTACGAACCTCCCGAAGAAATGAAGGAACCGATGAACAACGCAACGGCGCACCATATCAAGAACAGCAAGCACCATCCTGAATATTGGTCGGATGTTACGACCAACTTGGTAAATCCTGACGCAAGGGATGAGGCTTCGCAAACGATAGACGCAACGAAGATGGATACTTTGTCGGTTGCAGAGATGGTGGCTGATTGGTTCGCCGTCAGCAAGGAGCGGCACAACCCTGTTGAATTTTGGGCGAACAAGAATGTCAACAAAAGGTGGATGTTTACCCCCGAACAAACGGCAATGATTTACGAACTCGTGGAAAATATTAAACCATAGGAGGTTGAATAATGACCCAACGAGCCGCAGAACGAGAAGAATACAAGAAGAAGAAAAGGCTTCCCGCTCCCGAAGTTCCGAAGCCGAAGGCAAAGCACAAAGGCGAAAAGGTATGGCATCTTCAATATCGCTACACGAAAGAATCGTGGGAAAAGATGTTAGCCGAAGATAAAAAGAGAGAAGAAGAATCGGGGAAAAAATTAGGCGGGAGACGATACTGGCCTTGGTATTGGGCATTGGGAAAAAATAATGATTGGGTGAGAGAAGGCAAGTATTACGAAAAAGAAGCCGCCGAAGTCGTGATGAATCAAAATTTAAGATTGCAAAAACAAAGGAAAGGTTGGTTTGAACACGAGTACCGCATTATACACAAGGACGATTTGAAAAACGAGAAGGAAACGAAAATGATAATGAAGGCTAGCGAACCCTGCTTGAAGAAGGATTGGGATACGCCCGAAGAGGACAAAGCATGGGAAAAATTGTAGAAAAACAGGGTAGAAAAAAATATATGCTCGATATGATGAAGAAACTCCTACCCTGCAAAAGATGCGGAGCAAAACCACACGCATGTGAATATGGAGCATGGCATAAATTTCATGACCCACGAACCGATAAAGATGTTTCCTTGCATATTGTCGAGATTTATTGCAGTAACAAGAAATGTAACAATGTAGAGGCATGGTCGAGAAAAGAAAT